AGTCGAGCGTTCTGATTAGCGAACGAATCACGTTGCTTTCGGATACGCACAATGTCCGTGTCCACTTCGGATTGTTTTCCGAGTTCATCCTTTAGTGACATGAGCGAATTCCCCTCGTCGATACTTGTTGATTGAAGATGAATCTAAGTCTATTCCGCGTCTTTCTAATACCCTGCTGATTGTCGGCGCAGGGATGGTGTAATCGTCTAACGCTTCAATAAGTTCTTTGCGATCTGCTTCGTCCATTCCTTCAAGTACACGCTGGATTCTTGGGATGCGGCCTGACGGCACAGTTTTTTCAGATCGTATTTCACTTAGCAGACTTTGCTTTACGGGCTTGCTCAACTCTTGCTCCCTCTATGAGTTTGTTTATCTTCTCGATAACTTCCCATAGTGCGTCAGCTTGATCCCTCCCAGGATTTGATTTGAGGAGACAGTCACGCACCAAAGTTAACTCAACGGTAGTTAATCCTTTTGCCATTTGCAAGCACCTTTCTTCGGGTGACTTACCCTAGTGCTTGGCGATGTGATCCGTCAACCGTTCAGAAACCTTATCCACCTTGTCCTCTGTACGGTCTTGCGCCCTACGCATTAGACGTAACATAGCCATAACGGTGTCATGGTCTTTACGGTTCTCTGCTTTGAAACGTTGGATTACTACGGTTAGCAGACCGAAAGCACCAGTAACAGCAGCAGCAAGAACGAGAGCGATCCCAGAATCCACATCAGACTGCTTTGCTCGCAAGCCAATCAAGCACCCGTTGAGGTTTCTTATCACCGGCAACATAACGCAAATGCCACGGTTCTGATGGGACTACTTCCCAAGAGAAACCGAACGACACAGCGTTCTTCTTCAACCATTCCAAACGTGGGCCATTCGCGTTAGCGATATCAATAGCGATACCGAGGTTATGTTTAGAGGTTCCAGGTACAGCAAGCATCGCCATACCTTTCTTCAAATACCAAGCTTGACCTTTGTAGACGCGAGGCTTCTGCCCTGCAATTACTTCGGTGGTGTATCGCTGGAAGAATCCGTACTCTTGAACCGCAAGTGAGCGATATGTGTCCGCAGGGCTTGTTGGGCTAAGGTCGATTCCTTCAGCGTTTGCTGCCGCATCCATCGCCTCGTACGCATCTGCTGCACAATGGTGCAACATTCCTTTGCCTTCAATCTTGCGAAGGAGTTTCGGTGGAAGTTCACCAGGCTTGGCGTTCTTTAGACATGAGCAAAGGACAACAGGGATGATCGGTAGATCATTGACCGAAACCTTCTTCTTTTTCATAGCCATTATTCGGCTACTTCAGGCTTCGCCTTCACCGCACCAGTAAATGCGAGTTCGATTTCTTCTTTGGTGAGTGAACCGTCAACGCTGAAACGCAACAACTTCTCAACCACTTGGGCGCAAGCCATGATGCCAGCGAGTGCTGCCGACTTCCACAACTGAACACCAATGATTGCACCACCAGCAACGGCTGCTAATGCGGATGATCCGAATAGTGCGAAGATGCGGAAGATGATGTTTTGAAGCTTTGCCATGTTCAGTCTTTCTTGGAGAGGGTTAGTGATGAGTGTACCAAAACGACTATTCCGGTTATGAGGGATGCCTGTCGGAGTGTTGGGCCTGAGAGGGTGATGAGAACCATGCCTGTTCCTGCCCATGTCCATGCGTTGTCTGCTAGGTAATCCAAGATTTTTCTCATTAGCGTCTAATTCTAGTACCTGCTGCGGCGAGGGTTATCCCTGCGGTGACTGCGATGAGGGTGCGTCGTTCTCCGACGGGGATGGTTGAGCCGGTGGGGGTGTAGTCGTCTAAGCCTTCACCGAAGATGTCGATGGTGTCCTCGAATTCTTCACGGATTTCGGTGGGTGCGGATTCGATTGCTGCGATTAGTTCTTCGGTTTGTGCATCTGAGAGTGCGCCCACGTCTAGGACTTCAAAGATTTGTTGTGCTTGTTCGGTGCTGATGACGGCTAGGACTTCAGGGCTGGACGCGAGAGCGGTTGCCTGTTCTTCGGTTGGTTCTTCAGCGAGCAGGGTTTCCAAGACTTGTTCGACTTGTTCGGGGCTGAGTTCGGCTAGGGCTTCTACAAGGGCTTCTGTGGTTTCTGCCTCTGCTATTAGCGAATCCACTTCCTCGTCGCTTAGAGGGGCTTCTAGGGGTGTCTCAGGCTCTTCTGGCAGGGTTGTGTCTACGACTGGTTCTTCTGTAGTGTCGGGGGATGGCTCAGGACTTGGTTCAGTTGTTGTGGTTGTTTCTTCGGGAAGCGTCTCTTCTTGCGTGGCTTCCTCTACTGTCGTGCTTGTGGTGCCTGTCTCGGTTTGTTCAGGCTCTTCAGGAACGGAAGGCTCAACGGGTTCTGGCTCAGATATTTGAGGCTGTGTAACAGGTGTTGGAACTGCTGGCGGTTGTGTCGTGGTCGTCGTTGATTCTGTTGTTGTTGTTTGGGGTACGGAAGAAGTAGTGCTAGTTGAGTTCTCCACAGAAGTTGTTGTTTCGGGAACTGTTGTAGTTGTTTCTTGAACTGTCGTGGTAGTCGGGACTGTGGCAGGGACAGTCGTTGACGGGACAGTAGTAGTAGAGGTCGTCGTCGTTGTCGTGGATGAGGTTATAGATGCCCATAACGACAGGTTACTGATTGTGAGATGACCTGGCTGGCAGCAGGTATCTACCGAGTATTGCCGGAACGTGAAAATGTCACCCTCGTTAACAGGTACAGACAGCGAACCAGTTGAATTGTTTTGTTGTGTGAGCAGGGTGTATGCACCGTTTACCGCGTACTGTGGTGGGTCATACCACCATCCGTCATTGGTTTGGTATGCCCAAGTGAAATCAACTGTGTCCACATCGGCGGGAATTGTGGTTTCAATTTTGACCCAATGCGGCTGACCTGAACATCCACCCTGATCGGGGCCATGCAAGATGATGGTGTCGTCTATTACTTCAACTGAGCCTGATGTTGGACAGGATTGGCTGTATGTCCATTCACCGACTTCTTCGGCTTTAGCAGGTTTCGCAAAGAACGCGAACAGGACTGCGGGGATTAGTATTAGCCACTTGCTACGCAAGGATAGCGGCTACTTCACCCTCCGTTAGACCCAACGCTGCAAGCTTTGCAATAGCGGATGCTTTGGCTTCTGCTTTTGCGGTGGCTTCGGCTTCACGTTCTGCTAGTTCAGCAGCCCAGGCTGCTGCGTCTGCTTCGCGTTGCGCTACTTCTTCTGCTGTGAGTTCTACTTCTGTTGTGATGCCTGTTGAGCAGTCGACTACGAGTTTTGTTGCCATGTTTATATCCTAACTGTTCTTGATTCCATAAAGGGATGCTGATGTGTATTGAGCGAAGTCTGCGTCACCAAGGATTGTGATACTTGTTATTGCTGCTGTTCCAGTCCACAAACTAGCCTGAAATGTTGTGTACGCCTCAGTCGCATTATTCTCAGTAGCACTATCTGTGGACACGCTTTTCTGTGTTGAGCCTGCATAGTTTGGGATATAAACACTAGCGTTGCTGAACACACTTGCAGTTGATGATGCTCCATCCAAAAATACGCTCATGATTAAAGAGTTATCTGTTGAACTCCCATTCAAAATTGCTGTTGCATTTGCTGCATAAACCGACCTACCACTAACCACCAACATCAGGTCTGTGTAGGTTTGTGGGATTGACCCGAACTCAATACTGGCTGCACCAGCAGAACCAACCGTGACCGACTGAATAAGCGTATGTGTGTTAGCCATTATGCAGCCTTAATCCCATACAACGTGAAAGTTGTTCCAGTATTAAAAGTTGCGGAACTGAAAAACAAAATTGTGATTGAATTAATTGCAGCGGTGCTTCTCCATAAACCGATTGATCCTTCAACCCAAACACTAGAACTGCCTGAACGGCATAGAATGCTTTTGAAAGTTGTTGTGTTTGAATAGTTCATAAAATCAAACTGTTCAACCATTTGGTTACCTGAGCCAACATAACCCAAAATCGCATATGTTTGACTGCTAAACCTTCCAGAACTTGCAGCAGTCCCGTTACCTCCCAAATAGGTACTGGAATAATTTGATGCAGTATCACCATTTACTCGTATAACTGTGTTATCTGAAGCTGATGTTGAACCTGAAACAACTAACCGCAAATCCGTATAAGTTGCTGGAATGCTTGAGAAAGTTACTGATGCTGTAGCGGTACCGAGTGTTTGTGTGCTGATTGGTTCATATGTTGCTGGCATAACTACCCCTTAATTCCGTACAAAGCAAACTGGCTGTACTGCTGGAAAGTTGAAGAATACAACGAAGTGATAGTGACTGTTGTAATCGCTGAAGTTGAACGCCAGTTGCCAGAAACCATAGTTAAATAACCTGCACCGTTACGGTCAATACCACCTAAACCACGAAGTGTTTTGAACTTGTTTGTGTCAGCATAATCAACGACATCAATTACGCATACACCAAAAATGTTGGCTGCTGCGCTAGCACCAGCAGAACCATCAGCCAAAATGTATGTCTCACCACCTTGACCGAAAGATGATGTAGTTGAACCATTCCCTAGCAAGAAATGTCGTGAATAGTTTGCAGCAGTATCAGAATTGAAACGGACAACATAAATATCATCAACATCTGCTCTGTTGGTTCTTGAT